GTTCTGCCAAACACACGATTCTTGGTAACTGCAATAATTCGTGGAAACTCGTCCATGTCCACCTCGTCCTTGTTGACGTTGTAATGAATGATTACTCCAGCGGAATTGACAATGTCGGAATCTCCACGAATTGAATCATCCATATCTTCATCATCAATACCACTATCTTTCCTTTTGTGCGCTACCAAAATAATACAAACGTTGTAGAACCTAGCCATATCCTCTAATTTATGGGATATATTGCTTTGTGAATCCAACTTACTTCCTTTGACATTCGTCTGACTAATCATCGTCATAAGATTGTCTATCAGAATCACTCTTACATTCTGGCTTATAATCATCTGTTCAATAGTCTTTAAAAGGTCTGTATCTTCGTCATTTACCATCGTTCTGTCGTAAAGCATACATTTTCCTCGATACCACTCTTCAATCTCTTCTTTGGCTGATTTACGAACGTAGCGACGGACATACTCGCCACGATTTTCTTCAATCACATTTTGTGGACCAGCAGATTGAAAATCTATAGCAGACTTAAAAAGGAAGTTTGGCAACTCCCCGGAATAAGCAAACACGTTGTAGCCACAATCAATCGCATTTCCTAAAATCTGACTTGCCAAAGTGGATTTACCTTTTCCGGATTTCCCAGTTATCAAGTTGACACATCCAAATATCAAGCCACCGCACAAGAGTTTGTCAACCTCTTGTATTCTTGTTGGTATCTTTTCCAAAGAATACGGATCCACGTCTTTTACGTCAGCAAGGTCAATCACGTTTTCTACCGGAATCGGTATCGCATTCTCAACGCATTTTACGACTTGTTCCTTGCCATATTTAAGAAGAATCTCATTCGCGTCTTTACAGTCAAGATAATCTTCCTCTCTGACGTGCTTAATCTTCGTTTTAAGGCGTTTTGAAAGTTCATCCAATAAAGATATAGACCCTTTCTCATAATCGCCAAATACGATGATTTCTTCCCACTTACATAGCCAATTCCAACAATAAGGAACCCATGTAAATCCTTTGGCTCCTGTCGGAACAGATACAACATTGTTTATTCCTGCTGTAGCAACTGCCAAACAATCCATCTGACCTTCTACAATTACAAGTCGTTTAAAACTAGTGTCGCATTGTTTCATACCAAACAAAATAGGTTTTGTCTTTGATTCGCACCATTCCTTATTGGCATCCTTGGTCTTGTCAAAATCCGTTTTACGGTACTTAACAAATTTAAGTTTTCCGACTTCATCATAGAACGGGAACACCAAAATGTTAGGATTTTTGGTCTGCACCGTTATTTCGTACCTCTTTGCAACTTCTTCCGATATTCCGCGGCTTTCCAAATACTGTAGTGCTTCTGGTTTTGGAATTACCGGTTCTTTCGGTTGGGGAAGTTCTCGGTACTTTTTCTTCGGTGCGTAGTATTCGTCAATCTCTGTTCCAAGAGAAAAGTCAAAATCTCTTGCAAGAGTTATCATGTTCCCAGAAACACCACAACTTGCACGTAAGCACTTGTGCTGTCCGGTTTTGAGATTGATGGAAAATGTATTGACATTTCCACGTGTCGCTCTTGGCTTGCAATACGGACAAGTCTTAAAAAACAACTCATCCCCTCGTTCCTTACAAAGGATCCCTACGTGCCGGGCAAAATCATACGCATCGCTCGGCTTAAATTCATACGGTGCATATCTCATTTGCCTGCCTCCATTTCATTCCATTCTTCGTCAGACATTTCCGGTTCCTCATCTTTAGTCTCTCTAGCAATTTCTGCTTTTGAATTTTCTACTCTATGTGCTTTATCCTTTGGTGCCAAATTCAAATAACTTTCAAACTTGGTACCAAACAATGTCTGTGGCCGCAGATACTGTTTCATCTTCTCGTTAGATTTCCATTTTTCACACATTACATCTATCACTTTCTTAAAATCTTCCAGAGTAAATCCGTCTGCAAATCTAGCCTTGATAAATCTTTGCGTGCTACTGGAATCAGATTTAAACTTGGTATCTGCCTTTTCGTTCAAGTAAGAAATAACTTCCGCATACGGAATATTATCTTTCTTTCTTTTCTTCTCATTCTTATCTTCTTTTAATATTGTGTTCGTTATCTGATTGTCAACAGTTTGCATTCTGTTTGCATTCTGATTGTAATTCTCTTGGTACTCATTATACTTAACTACCGTAAATACGGTGTATTTACCATGGTTTCTGTTTGTAATCTCGCCTGTGCTTTTCAAATGCTTTACGGCGGTTCTGATTTCATTTTCCGTAAGTGATGTTGCTTTTGCCAAATCAGCGGTTGATGCTGGAAACGAACCTCTTGGAATCTCAACACCTTTATATCTTCCATCTTTCCAGTAGGCAGATAAAAGCATAAAGAGAAACAATCTCGATGTGTTAATATCTTGCCACCATTCCCATTCCAGCATTTTTCGGTCAATCTTAATGAAATTACCCATTGGAGTGCTGCACCCCCTTTTCTTCAAGTTCTGTTATTTGTAGGTTATTTCATTTGCGATCGGATTCTTTTCTGCTTTTTATCTACCCATTCATTTATCTGCTCGTTTGAGACATCATAGATTTCTTTTAATAGTTCAATTGAAATCAAAACGTCTGCCATTTCTTCCGCAAGGTGGTTTTTGTCTGATTTCCCACGCTTTTCCTTGCTGATTGCCTGGATAAGTTCCGCACATTCTTCCATGCAAACTGTAGACTGTGCGTCTTTTCCGTAGTAAACAATGCTATCCTTAATGATTTCGTTATCAATCTTAACCAAATCATTAACCGGTTCAATATAATTATATTTGCCTGCATAATACTCAATAAATGCGTCTAATGGGAAGTCAGAAAAAATACCCCAAGGTTCTCCGACGTCAGGCTTGTAAATATATCCAATTTCAGAACCGCCATAGCCATAAGTGTAGCAAGCAACTACTCTACTATTTTCTATAACTGCGAAATCTCTAGCTTCCAACTCGACAACATCCTCTAATAAAACACTATTTTGCGGTGGCTTGCCACCATATAATGCAATATAATTTTTATCTGCTGGATAAATTTCTACCACTTTTAAAAAATAGCCACTAGGATAGGAAAATCTTTGGGTAAATGTTGGATATCCTGCGTTTTCCAGCAAATTCATCAGAACATGGCATTGTTTTTCTGACTTGATATCTACTACAACATTTTCTTTTAACTCTTTTAATTTCATTAAATCATTCCTTTCTTTGATTTTATTGATCGATATTTAAGTTTTTAAACATTTCACACATAACATCTACAACGATGGAGTTTCCAAACTGCTTATAAAGTTGTGTGTTACTGTTTACTAATTCCATTTTTGAAACATCTTCATCAGATACACCCATTAACCTCCCACACTCTCTTGGTGTTAGTTTTCTAATGCGGTATTGGGTTTCAATTCTGTACAATTCCTGATTCTGTGCCATAATTGTAGGGAATACATTTCCACATTCCTGTACTCTGCCACATCTAGTGGCTCTATCAGGGAAACTTACATCTGCCATAACTACTCCTAAATCATGCTGTTCAGCTTTTACACACCTTGCAATTGGATGCATGACTCGCTGAAAATCTGCTGTTACTCCGGTGTATATACTGCCTATTACTTCCATTCAATCACTCCATTCATAGATTGATTCCCAAAACCTTTATAATCCCTCGCTCTCAATGTTGTTGTAATATCAATTTGTTTATCTAATGTTGTTCCTTGGTCTTTCAACAACACAGTTTCCGACCGACCTCTGATTGGATATTCCTCTGTCTTGTCTTGCTGTGATACAGTTTGAAACAGCGCATTCTTTTGGTTTGAAGATTGTTCCGTCAACGCAAGTCTGCTCTGTGATCTCAGAATTGTGCTTTGGCAGCGTTCCGTTGTCAATAAGTTGCTTTATCAATTTATCAGCCTTTTCATTGTTTATGTAATACTTTTCATCGACATTTTCTTCAAGATAGTCTTTCAACTTCTTTTTGAGTGGTATAGGGTTCGGAAAATTATATGAATAATTACCCAAGAATGAAAACATAAAACATCTGTTTCTGTTCTGTGCCACTCCATAATTTTTAGCATTCAAATCTTGCCAATAATTTGCGTAGCCTAAACTCTCCAAGAACCCTAACCACTTGTTGAAATCATTGATGTTTTTCTTGCCATGTACCTGTGGTACATTTTCCATGAATAATATTTGTGGCAATTCTCCGTTACCATCTCTAATTTCTGTTAGTATTCTCTCAACTTCCCACAAAAGACCGGAACGTGTGCCACTACCTTTTTTCATTCCTGCCTGTTTACCTGCAACAGATAAATCTGTACAAGGAAATGAGTAAGTAAGTAAGTAAGTGAATGTTTCTGTGTCACAAATGTTTAAATCTTCTGCGTTAACCTTTGTTATGTCCATTGTAGGAAAATCTGTGCCATGCACCGCGTTATAACTAGCAATGGCATACTTATCAAATTCCACAACTTTGTAATGTTCAAATTTTGTTCCGATACGATTCAAAGCAATTGCTTGTGAACCATATCCGGCAAACAACTCAATTAAACGTATGGGCTTTGTTATAGAAATTGGATTTCTCGTAAAATCAAATAATGTCATTTGATCAAAACTCATTCTCATTCACCCACTTTCAATAACTCCATAAACTTCTTATACTGTTTCTGCGACACCTTATTGCCAGCCTTATCCTCTCTAATTTCGATTTTAAGGTGCTTTTCTGCGATATGGGATAATTCCCTTGCGAGGTTCTTTTTTCCTTGCTGTATGCCCTGCATATAGCCTTTAGGTGCTTTTCTTTCTCCGATAGAACCGCTTGCACGATTTTCTCCTTGACCGCCAAGGCTGACGTTCCTTAATTGATATCCAGTATCTGCATACAATTTAATGAAGTGTTTCTCTTTTTCATCAAGTTCGCTTTCTGGAAAATTAAGAAACTCCACTCTCCATCCATGAGGGTTCTTCTGCTCGTCATATAACTTGTGCTTACGCAAACTAAGGTCAATATGTTGCTCATACCCTGTCATATGGCTTGCTAATCTCGTAAGTATCTTTACCGCCTGTCCAATGTAGGCAAATCTGAATCCGTTTTCATCTTCTCGGAGAAAAAAGTAAATTCCGCTTTCATCGTTCAGTTCTGGATTCAATTTCAACAATTTTTTCTTGTTTTCATTTTCAATTGCTTTTGCCCTTGCAATGTTCTGATATCTGCTCAAACTTATCACTTCCTAACTTTAAATTTACTCCCACCCATTTTCTGCTATTTACTTATTCCTCGGATTCAAATATTGAAGAGGAAAAGATACAAAATGGTCGAACACTGCAATAGTCGTAGCAATTAACGTAGCCGATGTCGCCGTTCGGCGAAACCGCAGTAACGCCAGTATCATAATCATTACAAGGTGTACTCCATGTCGTGATAAGCCACCACCATTCATCGTCTGTATTTGGTATAAGGCTTCTGTATTTTCTGTACTCATCAACTGTCAGCAAAGAAATTTTTTCATAAGCCTTGCCATATTCCGTTTGTCCATCAAGAGATAACAAATCTCTTTCTCTTTGAAGAATATTATCTTCCCCGATTTCTTCCTTTAATTTATCCAAAAACTCTGTTACAAGATAATTACGAAGATTACTGTTTGTCCAATTGTTTGATTCTGTATCAAAATCCATCTCCTTGATACTGTCAGCCAAACAACTATATCCGTAATTTGTAATATCAAGTATTTTCCATATCGTTCCAACAAGTTCGAAAGTATCTCCGATTTTTAATCCGCTTGGAATTTTTCTTGTAGCATTATTTTTTTCAAGAATAGCAACTCTGCTTTCTAACTCTTCTAACTTTTTCAATATATTCTTATCCATAATCATTCTCCTTTCGATACAAAGATGTCAGATTTCAAGATACAGAATGGACGAACACCGTTACCGGAGTTGCAATCATCGCCGTAGATGCCGCCGGACGGCGAAACCGCGACGATTGTTCTAGCATTACCATTTTTATCTGAACCCCAAGGCGTGCAAGTCCACCACCAATCATCCAAATCCTCATTCGGGATAAATTCATGGTATTTTCTAACCTCGTCAAAAGTCATCGGACGGACTTTTGACATAAACATTCCAAACTCGTTTTCTCCGCAAACAGAACGCAAGTA